GGATTCGGTTGTAGATAAAGGTGCTTTACCAACCCAATCCGCTAACACTGAGGATTACCTCAAAACCAAAGAGGCGATGGTTGACTTCAAAAACATTGTCCTAAAACACCAACGTGGTAGCAACGACGCTATTATGCGTGAGTGGGGAGAAAACCTAAAGTCTAAAGCTATTGCTGGTGATGCTATTATGCCTAGCCAGATTGAAAACATCTTCTTCAAGGCTTGGGTTGATAACCCTGGCATCCTTGGCACTTTCCGCACCTTGAATGCGAAAAATGCCTCTGTTTATGCCATGACCACTGAAGACACTGCTAAAGGTCACAAAAAAGGTGAAACTAAGGCTAATCAAACCATCACTTCTGTCCGCCGAGACCTTAAAGGTTTGGGTATCTACAAGAAGCTCCCAATCGACCTACAAGACCTCTACGATGACGAAACTGGTGAACTGCTTGCCTTCCGTGTTGAAGAGCTTGCGGCTCGCGTAGCTAACGCTATTGCAATTGGTGCATTAATTGGTCAAGGGAGTGGTGACACTGCCACCAAACAAGGCACTCGTGGTCTTTACCCAATGCTAGATGATATTAACGCATCTACTGGGTATGGCACTAATGTGGCCACCAAAGTCATTGGCCTTGAAACTGATGGTAGCTATGAACTTGCCGTGCGTGCTCTTGGCGCCGTCAAAGACGAAAAAGGTCTTGGTAAAATTCTTATCGTTCCTACTGGGTTTGTCACCAACATCAAACTCGCAAAGGGTAACGATGGACACCTGATGTTCCCAGCTGGCTCTGATGTCGCTGCACTCTTAGGTGCTAAACAAATATTTGAAATTGACGAGTTAGTGAATAAGGAAGCTAAAGCAATCGCCTATGCTAACCAAAGCTATGTGGTAGTTGGCGAGAATGCCGCTTCCGTCCGCACCGACTTTGATACCTCTAAGAACCAAGACATTATGCTCGTCGAGCGTTATGTTGGTGGTTCTGCACAGGGCTACAAGACTATTGCTGGTGCATTTGCTGCGCCTGATGTGTCCGAGTAATTAACTCTAATAAGGAGATGAGAGATGACCAATATAGAATATTACGAGCCGGAATATGAACCAATCATAAGTCAAGAGGACGTAGTAGCTCTACTTGGTCGCTCTCTCTCTGAGAGTGAAACTCAGAACTTTAACATTTACCTTGAAATCACTGAGCTTAAATTAAAAGACCTACTCTGCATAGATAAGTGGCCCAATCCTCTCCCTACTGACCTTAAAATGCTACTGGCTAAAGTGTTTGGTAGTATTAAGGCTACACAGGATTACGAGAGGGATAACGGAGTCACATCTAAAAGAGTAGAGGATTTTGCCGTAAACTTCAGTGAGAATAAGAGTAGCCCACTTTCTGTAGTGTTAACCAGTGAAGCTGCGACTGTATCAAAATATAATAATTGTTCTACCGGAATAATGCATGGAGAGACACTAATATGACGAATGTATTTGATATGTTTCCAGATGAGCCATTTGAGTATCTTGAGGTTAATCGTGGCGAAGTATTTGGTAATCGTATTGCTACCAGAAAAGACATGAGAGGGATTGTCAAGATTCGCAAAGGTATGACGAGAGACATCCGTAATATTGAAACTTCTGGTGGTAGTAAAGAAAGTGATCGCTCTACAGTTCATGTCCGACCAACTGATTTTCCTAGCCAAAACACAGAGAGCCTTATAGGTAATGGTATACATTACGATGGCGTTGATTATGAAATTGTTGGCGCAACTGAAGGTAGGGATTTTAATAGTGGTAAAATAGATCATTTAACCTTAACACTCCGTGAGGCAGATTATGCCGACGAGTCTTAGAGTTGATGATGTTAATTATGCCGGCTCTATTCGCGCCGAAGTAGATTATAAAGACAAGTCTGAGCTCTGGCTGAGGGTGTTTGTAGTAAATGTCCAAAATGCCATCCATGCTATGGGTAACGCAATTGCTAATAGGGCAAAAATAACTGTTCCGTTCAAAACTGGCAATCTTGCGTCTACTGACAATGTAATTACTGACAATCTTGAGACTACTGTAACATTTGGTGGTGAAAGAGCCCCATATGCAGCCTATCAAGAGCGTGGTATGCGGCTAGACGGAACTCATGTGGTTAAAAACTACACAACTCCAGGAACTGGTAGTAGATACCTCCAGAATGCAGCGGAGAGCGTCTTAAAGGAAGGGATTGGTAAGTTTATTAAATGATTACTCTATCTTTACTCCAATATCTCGCAGATAATGGCTTTGGCACTGTTGACAAAGACCTCTTTTGGCAGAAGCTATCTATAGATAAAGACGGTGTATTTATCACAGATTTAGGCCAAGCCCAGACCAGAGGAGAGCGTAGAACGCAACGTTATGAATTATATTCTCGTGGCAAGTCTGATGTAGATGGCTATAGGCGATTAAAGGCAATTGTGGACTTTCTTAATGGCTCCTATGGGACTTGTAGTTTACCTACTTGTCCACTGGTGCCAGATTCGGAAAGTTATTCAAATATCACCATTATGCCGCTTTCGACCCCAACGAATATCGGCGAAAAGAACGGCCGGATTATCTGGTCAGTTACGGGGAAACTAGTATATTAATTAAACGGAGAAAATAAGTATGGCAACTATAACTTATTTAGGGGGAAAAGCGGAACTCGCCATCGGTAGTTTGGTGATTGAACCGCAATTTATATCAACTATGACGGTGAGCTTTAAAGAGGGCACTCGCACTACCAGCTCTCTAGGTGGGGTAATCTCTATTCCATCTGGGTTGTTTGAAGAGGCACAAGTGACTGGCACTATGCTCCTACCCTCTATGGATGCACTACAAAAGCTTCTACCTCATATTTATGAGGCTAAGAGCGGAACTGGTGATTCTGGACGTGTAGTGTTTGGCAAGAACGAATGTTCACTACAACAGGCTGTGCCTTGTAATATTCACTACTCCTGTGAACCTACCTCAAAGAACGATGTCCACATTAACGCTGGATTAGTTAAAATGGATTTCAACCCAACCTATAACGAATCTGACACTCTGAGTGTTGACTTTACCATCTTGGCGCAACCTGATGAGAATGGCGAATACGGATTTGCTGGTGCTGGTAATCTTACTAAACCCACTCGTTGGGATGCAACAACGCAATCCTTCGTAGATGTCGCTCCTGACCCATCTGAATAGTTGGTGAAAAGAAAATAATAGCTGGGGGTTAGCTATTATTTTTTATTTTTATACTCCTCCCAAAGAGGAAAATTGCGGCAAATTGCATCAATAAAAGTATTAGTGCATTCAACTAGAGAGAATCCACCATCCTTCCAATAAATATATACATATCTATATGTTCCACTGTAATTTGATGGTATAACTACACATCTTTTGACAGTGGTCTCGTCCACAGGTAGTATTTTTTTACCAATACTAAAGACAGTGCCAACATCTAAAATTAAAAATGGTTTAAGCGCCCAGACACCCTTAATCTCGAAAGATTTAGCAACATATTTACCCCTAGCTATACGGGTGTAGTTCGCAACCTTAAAGCACATGATAAACTCCTTTTAATTAGCCTTATTATACCACACTATAACTGCCACCCTATGTTTTCTTATCCTAGCAGATAGAAAGGATTTAATAATTATGGCAATAAAAGTAGAAATCGCTCCTATCAATATCGAAATAGAAATACCAAAATACGGTAAATTTACCGTCACACCATTAGGGGCCGGCGCAGAAGCAGAGATTCGCATGGCATTCAGAAAAATAGACGAGGCGGTAAAAGAGGCTGAGAAATATAAACGGCTAGTTGACAAAGATAAGGCTGGCGAAAAAATAGATCAAAAATCTGATGAATATAAAGAAGCTATTGCGGCATTTGGTAAAACTGGTGAAATATCAGACGAAGCTACGGACTTAGCGCTTAGTAAATTAAGGGCAGTTATTCGTGGCAAGAACTCAGATAAATTATTTAATGATTTTACTTACGCACAGCTTTGGAAAATTTACAGAAAGGCAATAGGCGAAGATGGCAAATCTCTATGATATACTCTCCGACGAGGATAAAAGGAAGGTAGATCAATGGGCGGAAGAGCGCAAATACTCTAAACACGCTCGCGAGATACCCCCAGAACTCTATACAGCCGCAGAATTAGGCTATTACTATGGTTGGGAGGCTAAGGTAGCCTTTGCTCGTGGCTACATTATAGGTATTGACGATGATGGGAAACTAATTAAAATACCCTACACCTTTAAGGAGGCTGTAGCAGACGTAAGGGCTGCCAGAAAGGTGAAGTATCGGCAAATTATAGACAGTAGTGAAATCACAGTAGCTGCTAATATATCGTCGCGCAATGATAAATATGCTGAGGGAGCTGTCAGGTTTGCGAATAAAGTAAAGAACGAGATAAAAGGAGATAAGGAGATAGTGTAATGGCTGACAGTATCGGTGAAGCTAGTGTAAAGATTACCGCTGATATTACCCCGCTTCAGCAAGCGGTGGCTAAGGCTAAACAGTCTTTAGAGCCTCTTAAAAAAGACACTAAACTGGGAGACTTCACCGTTAACTGGGGTAGTGGTTCAGGTTCAATTAAAGAATATAATACCTATTTGACAAAAGCTAATAAAGAATGGGAAGAATACCAAGCCCAGCAGGCAATAACCCAGAAGTCTACTGAGGAGTTAGAGCAGTCTACGGCTATTTTAGCTGAAACTATGCATAAAACCTCTGAGGCTGTAGCCACAACTACCAACCACTCTTCTTCCTTATCCTCTATGTATGAAGCAATGAAAGATAAGGCCGTTGAAATGGGGGATGCAGCCTATGGGAGTTTTAGGAGAACCACTTATTCGGTTAGGGAGCTCCATCGAGTTGGTAGGACGGCTTTAATTGCTTTAGGTGTCTCAATTGTAATGTTTGGGAAGAGGTCAATAGACGAGTTTAGTAAGTATGATAAAAGCTTTTCCGATACAATGGAGGGCTTAAAAAAGTCTACCTCTGAGATTAAGGCAGCTTTTGGGTCAGCACTCGCACCACTAGCTCAGCTAGCTGCAGGGGTATTAAAGTTTGCAGCGGAAAATAGAGAATTAACAGCTGGGTTAATTACTGCCACTGCTGTTATTGCCGGTGGAGCTGGTATTACTGCCGCAGTAGTTAAACTTGGAGCAGCCTTTAAGGCGCTCGGTGTCTTTGCTTCAAAAGCTATAGAGTCAATAACATACGTTCCACTCCTAGTGGTTGGTATTGCTACAGCATTAATGGTGAGTAATCAAGATTTTTCCGTAAGTCTTGAAGAAGCCTCGGAAGCTTCTAAAAAGCATACAGAAGCCACCAAGGCTATGAACTCTGCCTATAAAGACTATCAAGGCTCATTATCTAATGTAGCGGAAGAGATAGCTGAGATTCGTAAACAAATGAAAGAGGTTGAGCGAGACTATCGTCAATCACTCAAGGGTATCTTAGTTAGCCATGAGGACACAGTTAAGAGTCTCACAGAGCAGATTAAAGAGGCTAATAAGGACTACTTACGAGCTGTAGAAGAAAGAAATGTTGCCTTTGAAGTATCTCAACTTAAAGAGGAGAGAAAGCACCAAGAGAAGGTAGATGAACTTACAGCACAACTCCGCTTCTTACAGAGGTATAATAATGACTATAATCGCCAGAAACTTGAACAGGTGCAATTTGCACTCGCTAAAGAGAACAGACTACATCTAGAACAGACTTTAGCTAGAAAGGCTGAACTAGATTTACAAAATCAGATTGCTAAAGAAAAATATGAAGAGAGGCTAGTTGAATATCAAAGTGAGCTAGATAAAGAGCTAGACTTCCTGAAAAAGCACCGGGTATTACTAGATGGTGTGAGAGGCGAGATTTTAGATGATGAAGTAGAGAGCCTAACACGACAGTATGAAGCCCAAGTTGCTAGTTATAATAAGCAAATTGAGAACGCCGGAAGAAAGGGTGCTGAAGCCGCCGAGAGGTGGTCTAATGCATATACTCAATACCTAAGCGACACAGACGCAATCACAAAAGCTGGTGAAAAAGTAGGCTCGGACTTTGCTAAAGCCGTAGATAAAGGCCTTATTGAAAGGACTGGTGAATGGATTAAAAAGGGTGGATTTGCAGCTGACGCTTGGGAGGTTATGTTGGGCAAAGAACGGTTTAATAGATGGAAAACCGAGGGAATTAAGTCTGGCTGGGCAACTGGTGGCTATACTGGCTCAGGTGATCCGAATGACATTGCTGGCGTAGTCCATAAGGGTGAATATGTTATTCCTGCTCATCTGGTCAATCAAGAGACTGGCACACCAAAGAAGATGGGTGACAACATCACAATTAACGTCACTGGGGTGTTTGCTACTTCTGCCGCAGAACGCCGTAAAGTAGCTGACCAGATTGTCGCCGCACTACAACAAACTAATAAAGCGAGGTTAGGAGTATGATAGAGTTAAAAATTACAGACCTACAAGATACTCAAACTTATAAAATAATTACAGCACCACTAGTCTCCTCCCCAATTATTGCCGAAACTGATGTGACCACTATAGATAATAATATCTCAACTTACTACACCGGCACTAAAAGACAGTTTACTATCGATTTAGGCTGGATGAGTAAAGCAGATTATACTGCACTAGTAGCTTTCAGAGATAGGCAATACACCGATCTAAAATACCCACTAATCACCATCACTGGTGATGAAAATATCAATGTGACAAATTTGCCAGCAAAAATGACCCTGAATGCGCAAAATGTTGCTGACCACTGTGGCACAGTAACTAATATCCAAGTAGTGTTTAGAGAATCAAAGCAAATGCCCTAAGGAGTGATAGATGATTACAGCTAGCGATACCTTCCACAATAAAGCACAAGGGCAAGTGATTCACCCAATTGCCAAACTCTATATGAGTATTACTAAAATTCTAAATGAGTTGGTGTCTTACTTCACACTAGATCAATCTACCCTAGATGGAACAGATATTCTGAAGAGTAGTGATGATCTCCCTATTCAGTTATGGGATAAATATAGTTATACCGACTTCACAGATAGGCTTGTGTCGCTAGATATTGAGCGCTCAATTGAATTTCCTTACAACGTCCAGTGCGCTCAAGCCGATTTTAAGGTTAATAATTTTGATAAATACTTTACCCCTGGCAATAGCTCATCTCCAATAAATGATTATAACCTACCTGGTAGACCAGTTAAGTTATATGGTGGTTTTTGGGGCGAGACCCCACTCCCTCAATTTGTAGGTATCACACAAGATATGCCAGACGTCAACCATAAGGAAGCCACCGTTAGTTACCACGCTATAGATTTCTTAAGTGAAATCTGTGCTCAAGACCTTAATCAAACTATTGCCATGCAGGACGCCACCACTGACGAAGTCTTAATTAAGATTGTAGAGCAATTTGGAGTGTTACCACATCAATATAGCTTCGAAACAGGTAGTAATGTTATTCCTTTTGTATTCTTTAATGTTGGCGATAATGCAGGCGGAGTTATTAAAAAATTAATGCAGGCGGAAGGTGGGCAGTTCTGGCTAGATGAGCAGGGTATTTTAAGATTCAGAAAGCGCTATTCTATTCCTACCCAAGTATCACTAGTATTACCTGAATATTCTATTATTTCCGTCACCCCTAAAAGCACCTCAACTATGATTAATCATGTAAAAATTACAACAGAAGTGCGTGAAGTCCAAGAATGGCAAGATGTTTACCAAAAGAGCCCCAGCACAGACACAATATCACCTAGCTTATGGGTGGTGCCAGCTGGTGGCACTTATACTACAGATTGCAACCTAGAAGACCCATGCTTATCAGTGCAAACCCCAACATTAGGTAAAGCGTCTGGTGTTTCATGGTTTACGGCTAAAACTTCAGGGGGCACCTATATTACTACGAACATTACAGCTACTGGAAGCCTATCGACTAATGCCTACACAGTTACCTTTACCAATAACAACACAATGCCTGTAGAAATAGATGAGTTAAAGCTTTGGGGACAACCAGCTAAAGTGATTGATGTGATAGATTACGATGCTTACGAAGATGAATCAGTAGAAAAATACGGAGAACATATTTTACATATAGAGGATAATAACTTTATTCAAAACTACGAATCAGCAAATAGTTTAGGAGTCTATCTATTAAGAGACCGAGCTTTCTATAATCAGGCTCTAGAATTAGAAGTAAAGGGTAACTGGGCCCTACAGTTAAATGATGTAATAGAGTTAGAGGGTGAATGGAGTGGAACGTATGTTATTGACTCTATTGCTTATCACCTAGAAGCCGGACAACTATCAACTAGGATGACTGTTCATGAAATTGAGTTAATCACTTACTTTACTCTTGACCAGTCTGAGCTAGATGGAAGCGATGTATTAGCATGAAGGGGAATATATTATGGCAATAATTACAAACGTCAAAACAAGGGGAGCAGTAAAAACCTCTACATTATCTGGAAATATTGTATTAGATGAGGCTAATGGTGAACTCAGGATTTCTCGTGTAATAAATGGCGATAATGTAGTGATTAATAAGATAGATGTGCTCGGTAGTCATTATTATGATTCTAATGGAGTAAAACGTATCTCTACTGGTATTGACCCTACTACAGGTCGCATTAGGGAAGTCTTTTATGATAGTAATGGTAAAAGTCGCATTTTAATTGGTCAGAAGCCTACTAGTGACGATCAGATTATAGCAGTATCTAAGCCAGACACCGACGTGATTACGGAGTTAAGCTCTTAATGGCTGACTTAAATAATTTCCATATTAATACAGACTACCCACAGGATATTATTTGTTTTTTTTATGAAGGAATGCCGGACTGGGAGTTATCTGGATATATGGCTCAAGCCTACATAGAAAACCCCCTTGAGTTTAACCCTCTACTTTTTGGCTCCTGGTGTGAAACCTCTGATTTTATATCACCAAAGCAATTAAATACCGCAAGTGTTACTCACCCTGTCACATGGATGCCACTTCAAGACACTTGTGTTGTAGCGTCTATGGAAGCTGGTGGCCAAAGGAATATTAGGCTAACTATGACCGCAGCCTCTGGAACCGCCCAACCAGTCTACGTGAGGCTTTATGGGCTTATACCAACCGATATATCACCGGAGGTCTTAAGCACCAGCACTAATGCTTATAAACTAATTTTTAATAGCGACTTCACTTATAGAAAACTTTTAATAGCTGGTGTTCAGGATATTACTGCAACAACCCCTGTGATAATTGACCATAATCTGGGCTATCATCCACAGATTATGGCGTGGAGTGAGAATATCGACACGCAATATAGCACAAAGTTTATTGACCCAATTGCAGCCTCACGGCTATTATCTAATAATCAACTTGAGCATCAAGTCCTCTTAACCCCAACCAGATTATCATTTATTTTTAAAGATATTGTCACCTCTAGCACTACATCGTGGAGGGTGCATTATAGGATTTATGCCGATGAAGCCTAATGAATTCATATCTAATTCAGACTACTTGGCACTAGCTTTTATCTCTAAAAAGTCTTTTAATGTGTCGTTTGATAGTTTACAGTTTCCAGTATCTGGTAGTGAAATGTTGCCTATTATCCAGACTAGGGATTTTGTTTGCCCAGCCCCACCTGGAGCGATAGATAGCTTTCAGATTGAATATGATGGAGAGCGACACCCATTAGCCACTTTAGTTCAACCCAGTGACTACATTGCCGGTATTTTTAGTCAGTCGTGGAGTATTGGGGCTTTTAGATTAGATGCTAATACAATCCGTGCAATTGGAGCATTCTCACCACCATCGCACGCTTCAGTCCCACCATATTGCCCTGCTTTATCTTTCAAATTAATAGTTGATACAGCCACAGCACCAAATCTAACATAAGACCCTTAACTAAAACGCTCTGTGCGTTGTTTTAAGCGGAATCACAAGGTTTTACGATGTAAGTAGTATAATTATTCATTTCCAGCGAAAATAGCTTATTATAGAGCTCTAATACTATTGAGTATTAGTAATACATTACTCCTTATAACTCCTCTGGCCACGCCTCATTGGTGACCCATCTAATAGATGCCGCCCTTAATAGTGTTTGCCCTTTTAGAGCATTAGCGGTGGTTGAGTCTTTACATCTTATTTGTATCCTACCACCATCTGGGGTGCGATTTAGCACGTTGTAAACAGCTTCAGTCATTAACTCTTTACCGTCTCTAGACAAC